CCTGGGCCAGCGAGTCGGTGTAGCTGTCGGCATAGCACGCCTGATAGGCGTAGCAGGAGCAGCCGTTCACGATCGTGCCCGGCGACGGCAGCTCGGTCACCAGCTCGAAGATCCAGGGGCTGTCGGTCGAATCGGAGTCCGCGTTCTCGCGACCGTAGCGCGCGGCGATGGCCTCGACGTTGGCCTCGTAGAGGATCTCGCCAGCGACTTCGCAGACGATCGGGTCGTCGAGCGCGAAGCGCTTGCCGTTGTGCGCGGCGATGATGCCGTTCGCGTGGCCCCAGGACACCAGGGTGCTGATGTGATGGGAGCTGCAGAGGAACGCGCTCATGATTGGCTCCTCGGGATCAGGTTCATGGCTTCGGCGTAGGCCACCGCGCAGGGCAGCCAATCGTCGTCGGTCGGGCGCGGCACGCGCGGGGTCGGCAGGTAGCCGTCCTCGACCGCTTCGATGACGTCGTCATCCCACAGCTCGAAGATCGTCGGTTGCTCGGCGCTGCCCAGGCTGATGTACCGGCGGTCGCGCTCGAACCACGTCACGCAGGTGAAGTCGTCCATGGTGGTTCTCCCGGTCAGGCGGCGGCGAGGAGGGCGCTTGCACCCTTCCACTCCGCTTCCAGCCCGTAGTTCTTCGCGCAGGTCGGGCCGAAGCCCACTGCCGTGCTGTGCTCGTCGGTCAGCTTGGTGTTGCAGAAGCAGCAGCGGCCGGTCAGCGCGCCGTGCTTCTTGGCCACGCCCGCCGGGTCCTTCGAGAACTCCTGCAGCAGCCGGCGAACGGCGCGCACGTCTTCCTCGGTGATCGAGCGGCTCTGCGTCCAATTGCCCGCGGCGTCGACCCGGCCGAACCACACGTTGTTGCCGTAGCTGCCGCCGTCCGTCACCTGCACCTGGCCCTCGTGCTTGCTGCGCGGGCCCGCCAGCGAGAGGTGCACTGGTTGGTGGTCGATCTGGAGAACGATCTTCGGATAGCGCAGCTTCTGCTTGGCGCGCTGGAACAGCGCCATCACGCCGTTGAAGTCGCCCACCGCTTCTGTTGCGGGCTGGTCCGCCGCGGGGTTGGTGGCTCGCTGGGTGAGCTTGTCGACCCACAGCCACTGCTTGTCCGACAGGGAGCGGCGGCGCGAGAAGGACGTGATGAGGTCGACGGCGAACGCCTGGTCGCCGCCGCTCAGGCGGGGAAGCGCATCGGTCAAGGATGCGACGCGGGTGCTTTCGTTCATGGCAGGGACTCCTTACAGCCTCTGGGTTGAGAAAACGGCCGTTGGCGCGGCCTGATTGATCTCGTTCAATCAGTCTTTATTGTAGCACAGAAAAGACACTCAAGAAGGGTTTGCACGCATGTTTGTCGGTGCTGTTCCGATGACCGTCGTCAATCAGCTGCTGGGCGCAGTCGACTGCACGACCTGGCCGGAAATCTTCGTCTGCTGCTCGGGCTCTTTTCGCGTCGATCGCGCGCTCAAGGCGAAGTACCCCGACAAGATCGTGCGCAGCAATGATGTCTCGCTCGTGTCATGCGCGGCCGGCGCGCTGCTGACCGGCAGCACGATCGACATGACGTTCAAGGGCCGCCTGGCGTTCATGGAAGAGGTCGGCCTGGCCGACTTCGAGGACCGGCTCGCCGCGGTGATCGTGGCGCTGGGCCTGAGCCAGTTCGCCGGCGACAACGACTTCGCGCGCGGCCACTTCGAGCACTGCCGCACGCACTTCCCGACCTACCTGGCCAAGGCGCGCGAGAAGGTGCTGGCGCTGCGCAGCGGCGTGCTGCTGGACGACTTCTTCGCCGGCGACTTCCGAGACCACGCGCAGCGCGCGATGGTCAAGGGTGCCGGGATCTGCGGCTTCATGCCGACCTACAAGGGCGGCTACGAGCGCATGTACCGGTTCCTCGACACCAACATCGACTGGCAGCCGCCGAGCTTTCGCACCTGGGACCCGAAGGACATGCCTGAATGGCTGGCCGAGGTCCACCGCGCCGGCGTGCCGTATTTCATCTACAGCGATCAGGAGCTGCGGGGCTTCAAGCCCACGACCGAGTTCCGCTCGACGACCAACAAGCCGGTCTATGGCTACATGAACGAGGGCCGCTCGTCGTTCCGTCGCAGCGTCAACCGCAGCGAGAGCTTCGCCTACGAGAAGGTGGACCCGGCCACGCTCGGGCCGAACACCGACGTGCAGCTGGTGCCGGCCACCAGCGCGCAGATGACCTTCCTGCGCAACGCGTACCTGGCCAAGGGCATTGCGCACTCGACCGGCGTCGCCAACTACCTGGTGATGTTGGACGGCAAGCTGGCCGGCGGCTTCATTTACGCCCGCGCCAAGTACGCGCCCGGCGAATACATCTACCTGCTGTCGGACTTCTGCATCGTCCATGAGCGGCGCCTGGCCAAGCTGGTGGCGATGCTGGCGGCCAGCCACGAGACGGTCGACGCCTGGTGCAAGCGCACCGTGACGCGCCCGACCAGGCTGTGCACCACCGCCTTCACCGACAAGCCCGTGTCCATGAAGTACCGCGGCATCTACGAACTCACCGGGCGAAAAGAGGGGTTCCTGAACTATGAGTGCGAAATCGGCAACCGCGAGCGAACCGCCAAAGCCATCTACCTTGAATGGCTCGGGCGCTTCGGCCAAGCTGGAGACGCGCATCGTGCGGCGCCCGCTGCGCGAGCTGCGGCTCCTCGACAAGAACGCGCGCTACATGGCCGAGCCGGAATTCAATCGGCTGGTGGCCAACCTGCGCCATGACGGCGTCCTGACGTCGCTGCCGCTGGTCTACCGCGGCGAGGTGCTCTCGGGCAACCACCGGGTGCAGGCGGCCATGAAGGCCGGCATCGACGACGCCGACGTCATCGAGATCCTGACCGACCTGACCGAGCAGCAGCGCCGCGCGATCCAGCTCTCGCACAACGCGCTCACGGGCAAGGACGACCCGAACATCCTGCGCGAAATCTACGAGGGCCTGTCGCTGGACTGGCAGAAGTACAGCGCGGTCTACGAGGAAATGTTCAAGCTCGATGAGGCCAAGGCCGTCAGCCTGGGCGTGCCGATCGCCAAGTACGAGGAGCTGCTCATCGCATTCCTGCCCGAGGACCGGCAGGCGTTCTACGACTTCGCGGTGACGCTGGAAAAGCGCTACCGCAAAGCGCACGTGTTGGTGGGCGAGGTGTCGAGCTTCGACGCGCTCTTCGACGCGATCCTGGCCGTCAAGAACGGCCGCCACATCGGCAACACCGGCACCGCGCTGCGCGTGATGGCCGAGATCGTGCTGCGGCACATGGAGCAGGAGGCGGCAGCCGCCCCGGCCCCGGCGCCCAAGGCACCCAAAACAGCGAAAGCACTTTGACCATGTCCGGCCCCCCACCCAAGCCCACTGCACTCAAGCTGATCGCGGGCAACCCTGGCAAGAAGGCGCTCCCCAAGGGTGAGCCCAAGCCGAAAGTCGAAATGCCGGCGATGCCGCGGCACCTGTCGACCGAGGCGCGCATCGAATGGGAACGTCTCGGGCCCGTGCTGGTGCGGCTGAAACTACTCACGCGGCTCGATCGCGCGGCGTTCGCGGCCTACTGCCAGGCCTGGGCACGACACGTCGAGGCCGAAGAGCAGATCGCCAAGGCGTCGGCCCTGGCCTTCACCGGCAACGGCTACCCGATCGTCAACCCCTGGCACACGATCAGCAAGCAGGCCGTCGACCAGATGAGCAAGTTCCTGGGCGAGTTCGGCCTGACGCCGGCGGCGCGCACGCGCATCAATGCGCCGCACGTTCCTGACCTGGAACCTGGCAGTGAAGAAGACCAGCCCGGCAACGTCCCGTTCGCGTTCTAAGAAGCGCAGCCCTGGCGGGTTCTGGTTCGACGAGGCGGCGGCCGACCGCGCCGTCAAGTTCTTCGAGACCTGTCTCACCCACACCAAGGGCGAACTCGCCGGCAAGCCGCTGATCCTCGACGACTGGGAGCGCGACCAGGTGGTCCGGCCGCTGTTCGGCTGGAAGCGCAAGGACGGCACGCGCAAGTACCGCAAGGCCTTCGTCTTCGTGCCGCGCAAGAACGGCAAGTCGACGCTGGCCGCCGGCATCGCGCTGTACCTGCTGCACGCCGATCGCGAGATGGGCGCCGAGGTCTATAGCGCGGCGGCCGACCGCGAGCAGGCGGCCATCGTCTTCGACGTGGCCAGGCAGATGGTCCAGCAGTCGCCGCCGCTGCGCGCGCGCAGCGAGGTCTACCGCCGCTCGATGGTTCACCTGGAGTCGGCATCGAGCTACAAGGTGCTGTCGGCCGACGCGTTCACCAAGCACGGCCTGAACGCCAGCGGCGTGGTGGTCGACGAGGTGCACACGCAGCGCAACCGCGAATTGATCGACGTCCTGACGACGTCGGTCGGCTCGCGCCGCCAGCCGGTCGAGGTCTACATCACGACGGCCGGCTACGACCGTCACACGATCTGCTGGGAGCTGTGGGACTACGCGGTGCGCGTGTCCAAGGGAATCATCCAGGACGATGCGTTCCTGCCGGTGCTGTTCTGCGCCGACCCCGATGACGACTGGATGGATGAGACGGTGTGGGCCAAGGCGAACCCCGGCCTGGGCCACTCGATCAAGCTGGACTACCTCCGCGCCGAGTGCAAGAAGGCCCAGGAGATCGCCGCCTACGAAAACACGTTCAAGCGGCTGCACCTGAACATTTGGACGTCGCAGGAAAACCGCTGGCTGCGCATCGAGCAGACCTGGGATCCGTGCAACGCCAAGGTGCCGCCGCTGGAGATGCTGCGCGGGCGCCGCGCCTGGCTGGGCGTCGACCTGTCCACGACCACGGACATCACCGCGGTCGTCGCG